CACCTTTTACAGGGATTCCTACTCCTCCTACAACAGATAGTGGCGATGCTGATGTACCGTTGCCCGACAAAGTGGCATCGTGAGATACAGAAGATAGCCCACCCGAACCATGCCAACGCATATCATTCATGTTTATAGGCAATCCTTTTATGTTTTTAGGCTCTAAATACTGACCTTTTTTGAGTTCATCAATCAAATCTTTGACTTTAGGCAATCCTTTTATCACACTTGCCTCAATTGCTTCAACTAGAGTATTCAACTTATTCGCAATCTCTTGTGGTGTATCAGGAGAACCATCTTTTCCATCAATTCCATCTTTACCTGATTTCATCTTTACAAGATCAATACCAGTTAGATTGTTTACAAAACTTAAATCTTTAGATGATTTTTTAAAAGTTTTAAAAGATGAAGACTTTGTAGGACTATTACCTAAAATTTTGTTCAATCTTTTAGACAACTCATCTACTTTTATTTCATCAGCAGTTTTAGTTCTCATTAAAAGAAATTATACTACTGTTTTTTAAACAGCACTATAAAATTAAGAACAAACTAATGCTATTTCTTTGGCAAGTAGTTTTTGAAAATCTCTATTGCTTTGTTCTGGCTGTCGAGTAAGTAGAGAAGGCTCCTGCCTTTTTTCATATCATCTAAACTTTCACCCATTTCAAACATAGATTTTTGAGCTAACATTTTTGCGGTTTCATTTAAAATTTTCCATAAGTCTGATGCTAAAAAAAACTCTGCTTCCGCTTTCAAGTTCTTTAATCTAACATCATCAGTTTTTTCACCTCCTATGTAAACAATACCTCTCACTTTATCCAAAGAAACAATAAATGGCATATTCACTGGAGTCAGTAAAGCATGGAGTTTCTGTTTAACTAATTCATCTACATCATTCTTGAACTTCTTTTGGTAAACCATGTTTTTGTATGTGAGATTTAGCTCTAGCTTCTAAAAAAGACGCATCATCCATTACAGAATTTACAACAGGTGGTTGAAAAGTAGATGGTGATAAAGTTGTAGATTGAGGAATATCTATTGTTTTATATGGTATAACTTCATCTTCCGATACAGCTTCAAGCAATCCTCTGATATAACTCAAATTTGGTTCATCTTTAGCTAATTCATCCAGTACTTTTTTTAGTATTTTCTTCATAAATACGGCTTCATACTTCATCAAGCCACTTTAGTTTTAAGTCACTCAATTTTCTTGTATTAAACTCTTCATTTATCCACAAATCTATCTCACCTTTCATTCCTTCTAAAAGTTCTTTAGAAGTGAATAAATCTTTGTCATCAAATAATGCAATCAATTTTTTAAACTCTTCATATTTCTCACTTTTTTTATCAAGTATCTCTGTCAAATTCAATTCAGACATCTTAACTTCTTTCATTTTAGCCAAAAACTTATCCATTAAAATGTTGGACATAGATGTTAGAAATATCTTTGCATCATTCACACTTTTAGATGCTTCTACTAAAGCTGGAAAAAACTTCTCTTTAGTAAAAGCCATTTTCTCTATGAAAACAGGGTTTAACTTCAAATCTTTTAAAAGTTTCTCTCTATCTTTAGACAGATTATTTTGTGATTTCTCCATGTTTTTTAGGACTATACCCTAAAGGTCTGCCACGTTTCTTTTTTATTATTGGATTTAAACTCACTGCCAATCTTTCAAAATTAGGCTCACTTGAATCACTCATAGCCATTGCTTCGGACGCACTTTCCTTTATCTGCACTCTTCCTTCCATCTTATCCACAGCCATATCAAATAGCCTCACTATATCCGTTCCTTCAACATTCAAATACTTCTGTAAGTTCACTACACTTAAATTCTCCTCAATATCTTTCAAATCAAAACCATCATCCACAATTTCATTATTGGATACATGAGTTGGTCGCTTTCTATTAAAACCAAAAATAGAGGCTATTTTATATCTTGTTCCAAGAGAAGTTTTTAACCACAAACTATAGGGTAACATAGGCATTATATTACCTATTACCCATTAAACTTGCAACATTTGGAGTAGAAGTTCCTTTATTCAATGGAGATTTACCCATTACAGCATTTAAAGGTGAATTTCCAGCATTTGGCATGGTATTTTGTTGTTGTGCCGCCATTTGAGCTTGTTGTTCAGGAGAGGGTTGTTTCATAAGATACTTTTCAATATCTCTTTTTGTATCGGGATTAGTTGAAAGCAATAATTTCCCTATTTCCTGTGGGGCAAATACTTCTGGGTGAGCAATAGCTCGGTCAAATAATTCTGTACTGAACGCTCTTTCCAAATCTTCACTTCTAGGATTCATAGTATCAGGCGATACAGTTACCATATACTGCAATTCTCTAAACATCTGTGGGTTAATCTTGCTAATTTCCATGTTCTTCTTTTTGTTTTCATCTAAAACTTCATAAGAGGCATTAAGATAATCGTCTTCACTCATCTCATCAGGTACTTCATTAGTAAACTCCATTTTCTTATTCTTGCCTCCTTTATTATTCCCTTTAAGGAAAAAAGTCTTATAAGAAAGTTCCATATCTCCAGTTATATCTATCACTTGAGGAACAGTCAAATACTGCAAAATATCGCCAAGTCTCAATTTGCCAAAATCCTTAACATGTTTGCTTATCATCTGTAGAAAAAGTCCAAGTACAGTATTGGCATTTTGTTCAAGTTTTGAAATCTCATAAGCAGTTTGTGTTCCACCTTCAGATGCTCCTTGTTGCAAGGGTTCTTGTGAACTTTCGTTTATAGATTTCTCAACAACCGCTAAGGTTTCAAGTCCACTTCGTAAGTCAGAACCTACATTTATTGCTCTTAAATCAGAATTAGGGTCATCAAGTGTAGTTACAGCTCCAGGCACAACAACATCAGAGGCTATAATCTGACCTCCCACATTCACCATTGGTTTGAAAATAGCTAGAAATGTGCCATCAATGACCATTTGATACAAAGTATTCACTATATCGGCATCATGTTGAAGTTTGAAAGCTAACGACTTGTAATAGAAAAATTTATTGTTTATGGGTTCATAGCCAAATTTATCAAAAGGATAGAGTTTATCGTTTCTGGGATTGGGATTGTCGTGTGAAGTTATCATTACTCCATTCACCAAAATTATTTTAAGGTCAAAGTTTTTATTCCAATAAATAATCTCTTCCACATATTCACTTCGCATATTAGGGTCGTAAACATAGTAAAAAGTATTGTTGGCATCGTTATATATAGTTTGAATACCGCTTTTCACATACTTAAAATTATCGTATTTGTTGTATTTGATTTGAGCTTCAGAGAAAGCGATTACTTTCCGCCAAATCAACCATCCTTGCTTTTGTATATCAGGTTCAAAGAAATTTTGAACATAGAGTTGGTCTACAGGGACAACACAATCCATAAAACATGGATAGCTTTCGTCTCTGATTTCTTTCTCTTTCCATTTGCCGTCTTCTTTTTCATCCTTAACCATTCTAGTTACCTCCCCATACTCGGTATATCCGATACTGGCTGGACTAGACATAGCTGTGATTACTCTCATAAGAGCAGTGAAAGCATAATTTGATACATCTCCACTCCATTCCATTAAATCTTCCATAACAATAGCCGCATTTTGTTGTTCATCATTTTGGTCATTGTATGCAAATACTTTAGGAAAAATTAAACGCGCAGTCGCATGAGCGGCTATAGAAATACATTTGTTTCTCACTACAGGTCTAATAGCACGACTTCGCCAATTAGTTGTTGCATCACTATACCCTTCTCCGTTGTTTGGCTGATACGTATTAAACGACATCTGGTCAAACTCATCTCTGCCTAAAAGAGAAAGGTCGTTAAATTCAACTCTAGGAGTATATTGGTTGGTTGTGCCAATTATAAAATGTTTAAGTATCAACGCTCTCACTTCTTTCTCTTCTTCTGTTGGTGAATATGAAGCAATTTCATCTGTAGATTCACCTTTTTTATTTGTATTAAGTTTCAATAATGTAACTTCCACTCTTTTATTTGAGTCCGTTGCGGTTGGATGTTCTGTTTTCTCCACTATTGACATGGTTCTATATTACTACAATTTTGGAATGTAGGTATGCGCTCTTTTTGTTTGAGTTATATACATTGGTTGCGCTGAACCCGCGTAATGCACATGAGCTTTACCGCTTCCTTTAGCTTCCTGCATGTATAAAACCATTCCTACCTCATCGCAATTTGAAACAAGAGTACCATTAGCAAAATACATTCCGTCTTCAGTTGTTAGATTATAAACCTCTTTTTTTCCTAAGTGCTTTGGCTTTGCATTTTCTATCACAGAATTTACTTCTTTTAGGGAAGAAAGTACTGTAGTTTCTACCGCATTGAGTACAGATTTTAATAAATGAAGTCCTAGTTTTCCAATTATGTTTCGAATGCTTTCCGTGCCATTTTCTACCTGCTTCAGAAGCATGCCATTTTTTTGCAAGATATCTAATTCTCGCAAGATGTTCATACTGTCCTTTTGTATTTCCCCAATTATGCCGTTGAGCATGCTCTTTTTGAGTAACAAGTTCAAAATCGGCAATATTGTTGTTATCGTAGCCGTTTTTATGATGAATAGTATATCCTTTAGGGATTTTTCCGTTGAAATATTCCCAAACATCTCTATGTAAGTATCCTGTTTTACCTCCGAATTTCTTATAAGCAGACCGCCTAAAATAAAGTCTTTCACTTCTTTTCTCTGAGTTAGGATACCTGCGATAAGGTATTCCATTAAAGTAAACTGTTTCTGCGTTTGTCCACATATAAAACTATTATAGCTCAATTCATCTATTGGTGCAATACCTTGTGTCGATATAACAGGATGATTATTTGTGCAAATAAAAACACCGTAATCAAACACATCTTTTACTCCAGTTTTTTTACTCTCAATAACTTTACTAAATCCAAATGGAGTCCAAACAAAATCATTTGTAGTAACTTTATCTATATGTAAAAAACCTCTTTTAGTTTCAATTAAAGTATCTGCAATAAAACATGCGTGGTCGTTTTCTTTGGTTGGAACTTCGTTTTCATTGTGGTCAGCCTTTCTTTCTGGATATGAATACGTTTCTAATTCCCAAATAAAATTAACACACGATGAGTGAATATGAAGTCTATTCTGCTTAAACAACTCTTGAACACAGCTTATTCTTGCCGCGACATCTTTTGTTACCTCTCGGACATTCAAACCAGCTCTTCTAGCTTCTTCATTTCTATCAGGTTCTGCTGGATCAGGGTAAACTTTATTCGGTGCAAGTGATTTAGCATACTCAATAATTTGAGACGTTGTCTGTTGTGTTTTATAAAATTCATTGTCAATCCAATAATGTCTGTCTGAATCTTTCCTAATACGATGCACTGATGCGGGATTAGTCCACCCCCAATCAATGCCTGCCAATACATCTACCGTATTTATAACTGCATCAGTATACACATGTCTATCTCTATTAAATTCTTTGTAAACTAGCCCTTCTGTTTTTCTGAAATCTGCTAAATACTCTTGAGCAAATCTATCTTCCGTTAGTTCCATTTTCGCCTTTTCCAATTCTTCAAAAGGTAAATGAGGATTATCATAACTTGTGAAATGAAAAGATTTATAGTCCGTATCTTTAGCTTCCATACCGTACAAATCGTAAAAATGGTTGAATCCATTTGGCGTCGAGATAAAAGTCGCTCCCCCTACTAAGTCAGTCAAAGTCGGTCTTAGTATCTCCTCCCATCCACGCCAAAAGTTTTTGTATTTCGCGACCTCATCTAAGAAGATATGGTTATTTTTTACTCCCACTCCTTTTCCTCTTTCTTGAACCGCCTCCCACCCATAAAGCAAAAGTTGAGATTGACCGCCAAATTTGTTTTTTATGATGATTTCCAATCTTCCTTCATTTGTATCAATAATCAAAGGTTCACAAACTTTCTTTAGCATTCCCCACATAATATCTCTTGCATCATCTCTTGTTGGAGCATAGTAGGGAATACGAGCATTATCATTAGAGACTCCAATAGCAAACATTTCTAAAGCCACTAGCGTTGATTTACCGAAACGTCTCCCCGAACTTATGACTCTGAACCGATGATTATCTTTTGCTATCAGACTCTGGGATGGCGTTAGAATTATTGCTTTTGATTCCATGTTTTTCTAAAAGTTCCGCTGGCATGAATACGATATTCTTTCCGTCAGCTCCAGTAATTTCACTTCTCAGAGCAAATTCAGCCTTACGTTTTCGCTCCATAAACCATTGAGCGTGATGCGGGTCTTCTAAGGCTCTAACTATAGTTAATCTAGCTTTTATGAAAGGTTTTTCTTTCAATTGTTCTTTTCGCTCAACAAAATTAGGATTTCTCTGCTGATAATTATACAAAGTAGATGTTCCAATATTTGCATAAGCGCAAGCTTCTTTATCCGTTCCACCTATAGCAAAAATAGACTCCAATTTAGTAATTGTTTCTGGAGTCATCTCTGTCGGTCTTCCATTTGGATTAGCATCTGCCATATTAATATTTATCGTTTATTATTGCGTAATAAATCTCTGATTTCTTTTAAGAGTTTGTTGTTATCTTCATTATAATCATAAGCTTTAATTCCAAAATGAGTGCCAAATCTCATAGTTAACCATTCTTTCACTTTGGCTACTTTATGAACAACAACATATCCTACTAATGTCAAGATAATTATACTGGGAATTATCATTACTAACAAGAGCCAGTAATTATTCCATTTCAAAGCAAAATATATGGCTAAAATACCAAGAAGCATGTTTCGAAATTCGTTTAGAATAGCCAAGCCATTAGAACAGTAGAAATAAGCTCGGATAAGCCAATTCTGTTTTCCTTTCAAATATTCATTCTCATTCATAAATATTGAACTTCCACTATCTCATATCCCATTTGCTTCATTATTTCCTTTCTTTTTTCATAATCCAGCCCAGATACATTGTAGTCAATTCTTTGCAAAGCCCAATAGTAATCTCCGTTGCTAAATTTTAACTTATTATAATCACATTGTTTTAGTGTTTTAAACGCAACCTTACGCATTTTAGACAGTAATAACAGCCATTTAAAAACTCGACCAAACAACATTATCTTTTTACCGACTTCTTCACTATCCCTTTTAGCAATCTTCTTACACAACTTACTAAAATCATTCAAAAAACTCTCTTTACTACTTGTAGTGAACATATCTTGAAGACGTAATCTATAAGCGGCGTCATACTCAACGATATGAGAAAGAATTTGAGCAGTTTGAATAGCGTTCTGTTCAGTTATTCCATATTCCTTTAAAGCCGTATAAATCATGTTATCAAGCTCATTCGTTATTTCTTGCCTATATTCTTCCTTTAAGATATAAGGCGACATTACTCTCCATGCCATTTGATTAAAAGCATTTATAAGCTTCTCTTTTTTAGTGAAAAAAATTGCTAATATAAAAGTTTTTAACTTTATTGGTTCCAACAATATTTTCTTTACGATATTGATAGCATTTAAAGCCGCTGGTGTAGGCATTCCTTTCAATGGATATTTAGCTCCTTTTATATAGAGTTTTATACCTCCTTTATATTCCACTTTTTCAATCTCCAAAGCGGTTCTAGCTTCTGCGATTATATCGTTATTCTCTTGTCCATATTTAAAGATATTTTCCATTTCTCATAAAAGCTCTCCATTTAGTTTCTCTGGAGAAACAGACCATTCCATTTTATAAATCCCAAACTTTTTGTAAATAATCATTAAACAAATAATCACTCATATTACAATTAACAGCATTTCCTAATGCCCAATATCTTAAATTATCACTAACACCTTTTGTCCAATTATCTGGAAAACCTTGTAATCTTTCACATTCTTTTACAGTCAAATATCTAAAATCATTAAATTTTGTATCCCATACCAATTTATCTCCTCCGCCATATTTAGTCATCAAAGTCCCAACACGGTCATATTTCCCTATCAATTCATAATTATAATGCAATAATTGTTCTATTTTATCCTTATTTCGTTTTGTATCTTTTGGTTTTTTATAATCACTTATTTCTTCTCTAATATCCAAAAATCTTTTTTTCTCATCTTTAATTTCTGGTCTAATTTTTTCAAAATCCAACTTACTTCCTAAAAAAATAATTCTTTCTCTATTTTGAGCAGAACCATAATACAAAGAATTTAACAATAAAACCCTTACATTATATCCCGCATTATTAAATAATCTAAATATTTTCAAAAAAGTTTTACCTCTATCATGATTCAAAATACCTCTTACATTCTCCAAAACAAAATACTTCGGCTGTTTTATAATCAACACTTCATAAATATACAAAATCATTGTTCCTTTTTTATTTTTAAAATCCTTTAATCCTTTTCTTAAACCCATTAAACTAAAACTTTGACACGGAAAACCTCCAGTTAAAATATCAAAATCGGGTAAATCAATAAAATTTATTTTTGTTATATCCCCCCAATTTTGGTGTTCGGGATAATGACTTTTATATATTTTAATACTACTTTTTTTTATTTCAGAAAAACCGACGCAAAAAGCTTGTCTTTTTTCCAAACCATAGTCTAATCCGCCAATTCCCGTAAATAAAGAAAAATATTTAATCATCTATAAACTTCACTAATTTATCTACATTTAATTCACCATTTTTTACTTCAAAATAGTTTTTTATTTTTTCAAATTCTTGTTCATTTCTTACATAAAAACTAACTCTCGCTTTCAATCTTGGCGCTTCAGGAGCTTCTACCGTCAAAACTTCATATTTACCCAAATCTATTCCTTTATCTTTAGAAAATTCATCAATTTGTTCAAGATTTTCTAAATTTTCAAGTTCATCTCGATTCCACCCCGCTTCAATCAATGTATCTATATTCCATTCATTCGCCATAATGTCAAAATCCCATTGTCCTTTGTGCATATTAGATTCCATAGCAATAAGTTCCTTTTCATTTTGTGTTAATTCTCGATTAGGGACTAAAACATTCACCTCTTTTATTCCCAAATCAAGCAAAGCTTTCTTTCTCATATTCCCTGAAAGGATAAGATTATCGGTGGAAATTTTAATCACGTCATGGAAGCCTCTTTTTTCAATACTGACTTTCAATGAGTCAAATTCTTCAGAAGTAATTTTTCTGGGATTCTTTTCAAATTCCTTTAAGTCTTTCAGTTTTCGTTTTTCTGGAACCCATTTAATCGTTTGCATATTCTTGTATTAAATTACGAAGTTGAATAGTAGGTCTGAAAACAATTTTGTTAAATGGCGGTAAAACAATTCTATCCTTGTAATAAATTCCATATCCATGTCGCTCTTTCATTCTTCTAATTTCAAAAATACCCATTCCATTTATTTTCACCTTTCCTGTTTTCATAACAATAGCTCTAAACTTTTCTGAAAAAGAATCGTCTTTGAATTTCATAATCGCTTTCTGCTTAATATTCGCCATTTTAGATTTCTTTAATATCAATTC